ACCAACGGGGAGCAGAACGTCTACCTGCTCAACACGGACTACATCGAGCTGCTCGTGGAGGAAGGCTGCGACTTCGTGCTCGGGGAGCCGCGCACGCCAGTCGATCAGCACGCTTCCACGAGGCACATGATCTGGTCGGGCCAGCTCGTGTGCGTCAACCCGCGCTACCAGGCGCGCATCTACGCCTACCCGACGTCGTGATGCACCTGGACTTGGCTGGGGGTGTTCCCCAGCCAGGTGGGATCTAAACCGCCAGCCCTGCTCATCGGGGGCTGGCGGCGTAACCACCTTCCACAAGGAGGCTCAACAGATGAAGATCACGCGCTTGGGTGGCATCACCTACGCGAACGACACGGTGCTCGCCAACGCCGACAAGATCGAGTGCATCTTCGAGGCCAACGGGGCGATCACGGTCGGTTCCAGCGTCATCCACGAGAACACGTCCGTCAACGGCACCCTCGTCGTCATTGGGTCCACCGCGGCCGACATTGCCACGTCCGACCACAAGTTCGTGGGCATCTACGAGGGCATCGGCGGGTCCGGTGCCCTGACCACGACGTCCGGGCTCACCGGTCGCGCTGCCGCGGATGGCGACATCATCATGGTCACGACCTACGGGCCGGCCATCGCGCTGGTCTCCGGCGAGACCGCGGATGTGGCCGCCGGTTCGGCGCTGACACTCAGCACCACCGTCAACGGCGAGATCGTCAACCTCGGTACGACGTTCGACGCTGGCGACGTTCCGATGCTCATCGCCTGCGAAGGCAACCAGGGGACCACCGCCGCACGCGACGTGTTCGTGAAGGCCATGTGACNATGNNTGAAGACCGCGAGTACAAGCGGTGCATCCAGTGCGGACGGCTTCGCAAGGTATCTTGGTTCGCCAAGGCCAAGGGCTTTGCGAAGTCGTTCGGCTGCCTCTGCGGCTCGCGCAGAACGAAAGACCCCAACCACGTTTCCTTGTGGGAACGTCTCCTGCTCCTGATCGGAGTCATCTAGAATGCCCAACGTCATCGACAAGCGGACCGACACCAAGAAGCGCATCGGCCGGCCCTGGGAGAACCTGAACTGGCGCGAGAAGCCAGCCATCCCCTTCGAGAACCTGCACTGGTGGTTCGACACGAGACACGGACACGTCCACCAGCACGCTGAGAAGTGGGACATGGAGACCCAGGAATCGCTCGGGATCTACGGGACCTACGACCATGAGGTCGCCAGGCTCACCTACCACGACGTGGACGCCATCTACGACATCATGGAGCGGACGGACTGCACCCAGGCGGAAGCTACCATCAAGCTCGTCGGGCCAGAGAACCTGCGGCCGGAGTGGATCCAGAAAGCCCTCGGAAGCCCGGCCATCCGCTGCCTCAAGAGCAAGCCGCTCCAAGACGAGATCGAGAAGACCAGGCCACTCTACGTCTACCAGGACCCAGAAGCCAGCGTGGAAAGCCCAGCCAAGGTCACGGAAGCCAGGATCGACAAGGAGGACGACACCCCTCCGAGGGAATACGGCAAAGGCCCGCTCATCAAGGCCACGATGGACAGGGCGCAGAAGCTCGGCATCGCGTGGTCGAAGGTGCAGGCGATCGCCTCCGAGCGCATCGGCAAGCCGTGGAAAGACCTCTCCAAGGACGACATCCGGCAAGTCAGGACGTGGCTCGTGAACGGCACCCTGATCCCGGACGTGACCCCCGCCTGAGGATGTAACCGGTGGCGTACAAAACCCTCACCATCAGCAACATCGTTGCGAGGGTGAAGACGTTCCTCATCGGCATCGGTGTCACTGACACCTCGCTAGACACCGAGATCAAGTACGCCCTCGACTACATCGTCCAGACGACGATCGCCCAAGCGCATCATCCTGCCTTCAGAGTCGAATCCGTCCTCCAGCTTGCCAAGAGCGTGTCTGACTACACGATGCCGGACGACTTCCATGCCATCATCGAGCCTGGCGTGAAGTTCACGGACTCGCCCAACTGGACACTCATCTGGTTCGACCAGCAGGACTACGATCGCCTCGAACTTGATAACAGGTTCTCGAATGAGTCGCGCCCCAGGTACTACACGCTCCGTGGCAGGGACCACGACAGCGGCCTGTTCACGTTCAGGGTGACGCCGAAGCCTGATTCCGGCTACACGCTGGTCTACAGCTATTTCGGCCTGCCGGACGACATCATCGGTGCTGCTGACACCGATGTGATCGACCGCCGTTTCCCGATCGAGTACCACCGCCTGCTCGTACTCGGAGCTGTCATCCAGTTCCCGCAGTGCCTGTCCAGGGACTTGCTCCTGTCCTACAAGGCCGACTACCAGGAGATGCTGAAGAGGATCCTGCTCACGAATCATCCCGTCATCGGGAACATCGTCCAGAACAGGCCGTACAGGGGATTCCGGAGCCGGACAGGGACCCTCGAAACGACCATCACGGCAGGAGAGGACGTGCCCTCAGTGTGATCTATGGGTTCTAGACCCGTCTACGCGACGATCGACAGGTTCGCTGGTCTCAGCGACCGCTCCATCCCTGTCAACCTCACGCGGATCGAGTGCCCTGATCTCAGGAACGTCGAGTTCGCCAACCGGGCGCTGGAGCGCAGGAACGGTCACACCAGGATTACGAGCACAGCGTTCAAGGATTCGTCGGTGCAGTTGGATGGTCTGGACGACTTTATCATCATCCAGCACCTCTCGGCGTACCAGCCAGGGGCCAGCGACAGGCTCTACCTCTCCTGCTGCGTGAAGAAGCAACGCTTCCCCGCGGCCGAGAAGACCATCATCTCCAAAGGGTCAGGAACGACCACCAGCCGGTTCTTGTGGATCACCTACGACCCCACGATCAACACCAACAACGGAGGCTGGCGGCTCAGGGTCTACGACAACACGGCTGGCACCCTTAGGAACGTGACCGTCAACGATGGCAACGGCTCCAGCGCCGGCATCGTCGGCCTCTTCCGGCATCTTACCCTCGTCATCACCGACGCTGCCACCAACACCTACACTTTCACCGTGAGGGATGACGCTGGAGCCACGGTAGGCACCGCCCAGACGCTCGTCATCGGATCCTGGATCACCAACTCGAATCCGTGGACCATCGGCGTCAGTACCACCAACGGGACTGTCAGGGATACGGACTACGGAGCGTTCTCCATCGCTGAACTGCGGATGGATATGACGACAGGAGCAACGCAGCCATCGTTCGTGTCGGTCTACACCAGGGAACTCACCACGGATGAAGCCCTCACAGCTATCGGCTACTGGAAGTGCAATGATGGAATCGGAATTACTCTCGATGATTCCAGCCCCAACGCCAACGACGGCTACGCCATTGGTGAGGGAACCAACTGGCTTACCGGAGACCTTGTCAACGGGGTTTCAGGGCTCCAGTTCGCCGGATCTTCTGATCCCGGAGCCCTTGTCGCTCCAGCGCACTACGGCGGCTTCGTCCACTGGAGGGTTGCCAACGTTGCCTCCAACACCGCTGGAGACCTTTTCACCAACGACATTTCGGGAGGGAGAAACTGGGTTGTCTCTCTGTTGTATGTACCACTTCTGGCTGCCAACGAAACGACAGTTCGGAATCAGACGCTCCTCTGGGCTGGAACAGACGCAACGAATCCCGCCCCGATAGCGATCTCGGTCTTGAGCGACAGGATCATCGGGCAGTATTACGACGGCACGACGCTCCACCCGACGCTGACCTTGAGCAGTCTCACCTTGTCGGCGGAAGCCAACGTTGGAAAGCGTATCCGCATCAACCTCCGACTCTATCAGCATCCCACCGCCACTCCAGTAGACGATGTAGTAGAGCTGGTTGCATTCGTNGAGACTGCTNCGGGCGGATACACGACCTACACGACAAACACNGTCATCACTGCACCTATCGACCCTTCGGCGGCCGCCAGAAGCGCGCACTGGTGCATCGGGGACAAGTTTTCCGATATCTCAGTCGTGCCTCCCGCAACGCGAGGGACAACGGCCTTCGGGGTCATCGACTCGGTCTATGCCATCAAGGCCAACGCCNCTGGCTTTGCCGCGCTCCCAGCCCAACACCAGCCTCCGTGGGGCCAGGAGACCGGAGCAGTGTCAGCGTTCTACACCATGCTTGCTGGTCTGCCGCTCGACGATGGCCAAGGCACCCAACTGCGCACTGTGGGCAGCCAGACGACGACAGCTCAACTCTACCCTGAAGATGGCTTCGGCCTCTCCAGGGATGAGGGCATGGTGGATCCCTACGATCCACCGTTCTGTCAACTCGTCCACGACTACAGAAGGTTCGACTCTCTCGGCAGTCTGAAGCGTGAGATGCTGATCGTCTCCGGGACATCGCTATACGCCGTGAATGTTTCGAACGGTAGCATCAAACTGTTCAGTGGTGGTCTAGTGAAAGGCACGCTGTGGACCGCTGCTCAGTACAGTGACCGGGTGTTTCTCGCTTCCGACAACGGCAAGCGGCCGATGGTCTATGATGGCGACAAGTTAAGATACGTCGGCATCAGAGCCCCCCAAGCGACTCCAGTCATCACTACAGTAGGTGCAGGCGGGGCCTTTGCTGCCGGCGATTACTACATCTATGTGACGTACAGGAACGCAGAGAGCGGGACGGAATCGAATCCGAGTCCTGGGGTGCTGCAAACGTTGACACTGAACCAGCAGATCACCACGATCGAGCTTCCGGTATCGGCGGACAAGCAGGTGAACCAGCGGAGGATATGGGCAACCGCTGTTGCGACCACTGGTAGTGCTGCTGATGCGCCTCCCATCTATCTCATCGCCACAGTGGAGGACAACACCACCGTCACCTACGCTCCGTCAGGAGGAATCGACGGGCCATCAGCTACTGGGACCACCCTGGCAGATTTCACGATCAACGAGGAAGCCCCCCAGGGCAGCCTTGTGGCGACGTGGAAAGATCGGCTCTGGGTCGCTGGTCAGAGTGAGAATCCCACCCGCATCTACTTCTCGGATGCCGGAGCTCTCGACAGCTTCGACCAGACCGTGGACTACGTGGACGCTGACCTGGACACCGGCGACGCCTGCACCAGCTTGAAGCCGATGTTGAACCAGCTCCTGGCTCACTTCCGGGATGGCCGCGTGGCCATCACCTTCACGGGCTCAAGTACGGATCCATTCTTCCCGAGCTACCTCAGCAAGGACACAGGCTGCGTCGGGCCGATGGCGGTCATACCGTTCGAGTCCGGCCAGTTCTTCGTCTCCGAGCGTGACGTATTTCTCTGGGATGGCTACAACGCCCTGAACCTATCGAGCCCGACACAGACCAACCGGCCGTCCATCCAGACGACGATCCGGACCGGGCTCAGCTCCGGCCGACTCAAGTACGCATCGGTGGCCATCCACCGTTCCCGGAACCAACTCTGGATTGCCTGCTCATCGTCCTCGGCGTCGCGGAACGACATGGCCCTGGTCTTCGACATTTCCCAAGGGATCTGGAGCCGGTACGACATCGACNTTGACTCCATCCTGGAAGTCGAGGATGAGAACGACGAACCTGGTCTCTACGGGACGTCCCGAGGATTCCTCGTGCAGCTCGATAGCGGGACCTACGACGGGAATCAGGACACCATCGCTGTGCTTGCAGGCACAGCCTTGGGAACTCATGGAGCTACATCGCTGCAAGATACGAGCAAGGCATGGACGACTGACGAGTACAAAGGTCTCTACTGCTACTGGTACGATATCAGTACGGCGAATCTCTACCGTACACGCATTGCTGGTAACACGGCAACTACGTTGACCTTCTACGACGATCAGGTCTACCAGCCAGCGGACTCCGATCCGTACGCCATCGCTGGCATCGACTGGTACGCGGACTTCATGATCGACTTCGGCGANTTCTTCCAGAACAAGCGACTCAAATGGTTCAAGGCGATCGGCGAGTCCGACGTCACCAACAACTTCCACCTGATCCTGAAGCCGAACAATCCAGGGCGGGCGTGGACCTACGCAGGCGCGGCTGACTACCATAGGACGTGGACGGCGACTGAATCCTTCAAGCGCATCCCGATCGGCGGCGTCGGGCGATCATTCCGGCTCAGAGTCGCGGAGACAGGCTATCCATCTGCGGCAGTCTTGGATGCGATCCCTTCGGCGAGCGGCAAGATCAGCGTGTTCAAGTTTGAAGTCGAGGCGGAAGCCTTGGAGGCATTGTGAGCTTCAAACTGGAACTACCACCCGTCCCTGATCCTCGGGATCCTGCACGTCTGCGGTGGTGGCTGGATGAGCTGAAGGAACGGCTGCTGCACATGGTCTACCAACAGGCCGACGCAGCGATCGACCACGGGAGTCTCGGAGGACTCACAGACGATGACCATACGCAGTACGCGCTTAAGAGCACCCTGACGACACGAGGAGATCTCTACGCTGCATCGGCCGCATCTACCCCGGCCCGGCTTGCTCTCGCGCTTGCTGGCACGACCTTGCGGTCAAACGGGACGGACCCGTTCTGGGATCCTGCGGCAATCCCGGTTGGGGCCATGAGTGCATCGGATCAGGCCCCGGTGGACGGCCAGAGCGTCGTGTTCCGCTCCGCGACCGGCTGGGAGTTCGAGCCTTCTGGTTATCCGAAGCACCTAGGGTATGCGGCAATATGAGCACCTTCACCACCAAAGCTCTTGCAGATGGGCAGTTGGCGAATAGCAAGGGGACGGTCTATACGTGTCCCGCGAGCACGACGGCGTACATCAAGAGCATCACCGTCTACAACTCCAACAGCACGTCGGAGACCGTGACGCTGTGGCTCAACAGGACCGGCACGAGCCGGGTGGTGTTCAAGGCTACGCTGACGACAGGAGATTACGGCGAGGCTCTGGATTCGGTGCTTGTACTGGAGTCTGGTGACATCATCCAGGGCCAGGCTACGACGGCGAGCATGGTGGATTACACGATCTCAGGGGTGGAGGAAACCTGATGCCGCTCTACGACAAGAACGGCAATCTGAAAGCGTCCGGGATCGCTGACAACAGCCTTGTGGCCGCGAAGCTGGCGATGACCGCGACCGACAAGCTGGTTGGACGATCTACGGCGGGGGCCGGGGCGGGCGAGGAGATCGACTGCACCGCTGCCGGCCGAGCGTTGATCGACGATGCTGATGCGACAGCGCAGCGGGTCACGCTCGGGGTTGTCATTGGCACTAATGTTCAGGCTCAGGATGCGGAGTTGTCAGCTATCGCCGGACTCACGTCAGCGGTTAACAAAGGGATTCAGTTTACAGGATCAGGGACTGCGGCGACGTATGATCTCACGGCAGCGGGACTCGCGCTTCTTGACGATGCCACTGCGGCGGCGCAGCGGACGACCCTTGGCCTTGGCGCGGCGGCGCTGCTCGCGGATCCTGTCCCTCTTGCCAACGGCGGGACCGGCACCACGACTGCGGCTTTGGCTGACGATGCCATCGTATTGATCCGTCTCGTATTTGCATTCAATGTCACGTCCGCGCTAGCAGCCGGGTCCAATACTGCCGGATTTATGGGCAGTACGAACACGAATCAGAAGTGGACCGTACCCGCCGGTAAGACTTTCAAGGCGATTACCGCCTTGGGTGTTGCGACTGCGGGTGCTGCGGTAGACACATACACGTTCCAGGTCGGCGTCAAGAAGATCAGTACCGGTATATTCACGTCGTGCGCGAGCAACACCGGCGCTGAAAACACGCAGATCAGAGTGTACGCGGAAGGCACGGAGGCTTCGCCGCTTGCGTCCTACGCAGCGGGCGATGACATCATGGCCGCCATGAAAAACGCGACTGCCGGGAATGCGTTTGCAAATACCGTGCACTGGGCAGAGATCATAGGAGTGCTTGTCTGATGCCGAAGAC